GTTGCAGCTCGAACGAGAACGGGTCACGCGCGAGCCCATAGCCCTGGCTGACGGTCAGGCTGGTCAGGCGCGCGGAGATCACCGGCCAGGTCGTGGCCATCAATACTTCTCCCGGTAGCGCACAATCAGCAACACTGGCCACGCCGAAATGGCCACGAACTTTAAAATCTGTGATGGGCACTCATGCATCCATCGCAGCAACTGGCCGTGCAGTTCCTCATCGCACCATACCCAAACGGCAGCCCCAATCACGTGGTTGACCAGCACGGCGATCAGCACATAGACCGGGATCATCAGCCCCGCTCCCAGGTCGTGAGGTAGGCCGTGTTCGGCGTGACGCTGCTGACTTCCTCGCGCGAGACGACGCCATCCGCCGTCACGTCGAACTCGTCCGCAATCAGCGGCAGGGCGACGGCCAGGCCGCCTTCCGCTGCCGCGAACATCTTGTCGGCCTTTTCCAGCCACTGCCCGCGCTGGCTGCCGTAGCTTTCCTGGTAGAGCAACCCGAGGGCGTAGTGCGCCGCCGGGAAGGTCAGGCGAGAGGCCGCGATGGGCGTGAGTTGCCCGGCGGCGGCGGCCGGCGAGAGGCTCGAGGAAAACGTGACCTTGCCCCAGTAGAGGAGCGAATTGTTGACGCTGCGCTTCGTCCAGGTATCGGGCGGCTGCCAGGTCACCATCCCGCCCCCGGAGCACGACTTGCGCGCGGTGGCCTGCGTGCCATCAATGAGACTGGTCACCGTCGTCCACTTCCCCGTCCAGACCGAGACATCGAGCAAGGTGCTGTTGGTGTTCACCCGGTCGGCAATGCCAACGTAGAGCCCCTTGAAGGGGTCACGGCTGCCCACGTACAGGGCGTCGGTGGCGGGCGCCAGGACCACGGACGAGAGGGCCAGATCCGCGTCGGTCGTGTCGAGCGCCGCGCTGGTGAAGTCGGTGTAGGCATACCCGGTATAGCCGAACACGGCATCTGGCGCCTTGCGGACGGCGTGCTGCCAGAGCTTGTACCCGGCCTGCTCGACGCGCGGGGCGAGCCAGTCCATCGCCGCCCGCCGCTTGTCGGCCAAGCTCGTGACGTTGAAATCGGACAGGCACAGCCGGTCAATCGCCAGCAGGTCCAGGTCGGTCAGGAGATCAGCGGGTGTCCACATGCGGGCAGCCTCAGGCTCAGTCTAGAACCCCGTGTCCGGTGCGTCGTACACACGGCCCGCCTAGCTCACCGTGGCCATCGGGTCGTGCTTCCAATCCAGGTGCATCACGTCATCTTCCACCACGGCGCCGGGCGGTAACGCGCAGACAATCGTGATCCCGGCGTCGATCCAATACAATTCCACGCAGTAGGGGTATCCAGCGGCGTCCACCACAATCGGGTTGTCAGCATGGACCGCCCAGAACTTTCCGCCCCGTAACTCGGCGTCGATGATGCCGTTGCCTAACTCCTGTCGGTGGACGTCTTGGACAGACGCCCGAAAGAGCACCGGAATCATGCGTGCCCCCTTCTCGTCATCACCGGCTCCGTGTCCACGCTCGGCGTCACCAGTTGCGCTAGGATGCTGTTCGTGCGCGCGTGGATCTCGGCCCGCGCCTCGTCCACGTCAAAGGCGTGGAACGTTTCCGGGGCCAGCTTGCTGGCCAGCTTCGGCACGCCCGCGCCGAGCGCCCAGCCAATCTCCAGCCCCTGCCCGGCAATCCGTAGGCAGGTTTCGTAGAACGGCCGCGCCAGCGCATGGTACTTGTCGCCGGGGTCGCTGAAGTGTTTACGGTAGGCCAGCACCCCACCCTGCGCGTGCCGCCCCGCCTTCGGGCTCACCTGGCCCCGGTGCGTCTCGATCTCGAACTGCGCGATGTTGGCGCAGTCCCGAATGAACAGCACCGTATCGAGCCGGCGCCGCTCCCCGTCCGGGGCCATCAACTGCTTCTGCAGCAGCGGCAGGTTCCGGGTCAGCAGTTTGTGCCGCCGCATCCCGTCCCGGTGATACCCGAGGTGCAGGATGTCCAGGTCGGGCAGTTCGAGCGACGGCCAGATCCCGGCGTCCGGCGCCGTTTCCGGCTGTTCGTGGATGGCCCCATAGAACCTGATGCCACGCCCGGTCCTGAACAGCCGGACAGGCTTGTCGTGGAACGAGGCCGCATCGAGCATCAAATGCTGCTGCCGGAGCACGTAGCCCATGAACGGCCCCGCCCCGGTGGTATACCGCCGCAACCGCTCGCCGTGCTCCAGTTGTTCGTCGCAGTCGATCCAGAGCACCCAATCCGCCCCGCGCGCCTCCGCATCCGCAAGCACCCGATTGCGGGCCACGGCGAACGAATCCGGCCAGTCGGTGCGAACGACGGTCGCCCCCCACTTCTCCGCGATCGCCACCGACTCGTCCGTCGAGCCGGTGTCATGGATCAGCACGTCATCCACGCACGCCAGTCCCTTGAGACACTTCCGCAGCCAGTCCTCGCCATCCTTCATGATCATGATGGCGGTCAGGTGCTGGTACGGGCGCGTGGCGACCACATCCGCGCGCCAGTCTACGGGCTGCGCGGGCTGCGCCGGCGCCGGCTGCCACGACACGATCCAGTACCCCACGGGCGTGCCGCGCTGCGTGGCGCCAATCCCCAGGTGCCGCAGGTGCCAGGACCGGCCCAGGAACAACCGCGACAACTGCTGATGCGTGTAGGTGTGCAGGTGCCCGCGCTTGCGCGTCTCAGGGTTGGCCATGAGTTCCGCGAACGGCCCCGCCGGACAGGTGAGCACGCACAGGCCGTCCGCCGCGGTCACGGCTTCCAGCCGGTTGATCAGCGCGTGCGGGTGTTCGACGTGCTCGATGAACTCGCAGCAGGTCACCACGTCAAACGGCCCCGCCGGGTAGGCGCCCGTGGTGGCGTCCACCTGGCTGAACGTAACCCGATTCGCCACCCCGGCCGCCTCCGCGCCCGCCCGCGCGATCGCCAACACCCCAGGGGAGTAGTCCACGCCGATCACCTGCGCCTCGGGGAAGGCCTGCGCCAGCGCGAGGGCCAAGGCGCCATTCCCGCACGCCACGTCCAGGATCGTCCGGGGGGTGCGCCCCTGCGTCTGGACCAGCGACACCACCTCGCGGAACCGCTCATTCGTCTGGGACTCGGCCACCGGATCGCTGATGGCGTGTTCGGCGTAGTCCTCGGCGGTCTGATGCTGCCCGGCGATGACCGTCTCGCAGAGTTTGAGGGCCCCATCGTCTCCAAGCTCGGCCGCCACGTCCCGCGCCATCACATGCTGGTCGTAGTGCAGCAGCGTGCGGAGAATCGCCGGGCCGTGCGCCGCGTACCGTTCGGCGAACTTGGCCTCCAGGTGCTGCTCCCACTGCTCGGCCAGCCGGTCGAAACTGTAGCCCTGCGCGTGGTGCCGTCCGGCCTCCTGCATCGCCTGATAGGCGGGATCGGGCAGCGCCTGGAGGCGCGCCACGGCCTCCACGAAGGCGGCCTGGTAGGTGGGTGTCTCGCTGTCGCCGGCCAGCAGCACGCCCGCGTCGGGATGCAGCGTCTCGGGCAGAGCCCCCCGCCAGGAGGCCAGCAGGGGCGTGCCGCACATCTGCGCCTCGGTGGCGGCGATGCACCCCGTCTCGGCGAAGCTCGCCACGCCCGGGTAGAGCATCGCCCGGCTGCGCGCGATGGCTTCGGCGAGCCGTCGCTTGCCGAGTTGGCCCAGATACTCGATCCCGCCCGTCTGCTCCGCGACGATCTGGGTCATCTGGTCGAACGTGTCCACCATCTGCTGGACGTTCGACCCCTCGCCGTCGTACATGGACTTGTACCGGCAGATGCCCAGGGTCGCCATCGGGTCCGCGGCGCGGATCGCCGGCCACATCTCGAGCAGCGGTTTGAGCGCCCGTTCGGGCCGGCTGATGTAGATGTAGCGGTGCGGATCGCGCGTAACCCGCACGCCATCGTCCCAGGACGCGCCACTTGGCCAGACCTGCGTCGGATAGTGGGCGGGGTCGATCCCGTTCTGCGTCACCCACCCGAGCGGCTGCAGGAACTTCTCGCGGCCCTCCCATTGCTGGCGGTGATACGCGCTCACGTACCAGAGCTCATCGACCTGCGAGAGCGTGCCCGTCAGGCTGAGATCGATCAGTAAGTCCTCGCACCAGAGGACGTGCCAACTCGCCGGGATGCGGGCCTGCACGAACGGCGTCACCATGCGCAGCGACACGAAGCAATCTGGCGTCAGGAACGACAGCGCCGACCCGAGGTCCGACTCGGCGCGATGCCAGGTCACCCCGGCATACTCACCGGGCTGCTCCAGTTTCGTGGCGAAGCACTGGACGTCATGGCCGCGGCGGGCGAGCGCCTGCATCATGCCGATGGCGGCCGACTCGCTGCCACCGAGCGAGCCTCGCCCCTCGATCACGTCCTTGGTGAACGGGACCGACTCCAGGTAGAACACCCACTGGCGCGCGGTCACTTGAGCCTCCGTGTGGCCTGGACATGGTACTTGATGCCACTCCAAATCATCAGTAGCGCACGTTGAGATTCCATTAGCGCCAGAAAGTCTCTGAGCAGCGTTTTGCGCTGGTCCTCTTCCAGTGTTGGATGCGTGGCGATCACCCTCCTTACATCTTCGCCAATTCGGTCACTAATTGTTTGGCGCTTCGGGAGCGCCTTCTTGCGCGCGGTCATCGCTTCACCTTCGGCGCCTGGGCGTCAGGCACCGACGCGTCAATTGTCGGTGGGACGATGCTCGTCTTGCGCGCGTAGTACCGCACCTCCCCGTCGATCGCAGCCAGCCCCTGCAGGAGCCGGGCCTTGTAGCTCGGGGACAGGTCGGGGTGGCGCTCAATGATGCGCGCCACGTCGTGCAGAATCGGGTCCGTCAGGGTTTGCATACACACCTCGCCCCTGAGTGTCGGGCCGATTCCGGCAGGGTCAAGGGCTAGAGCTGCTTACACGGCACGAAAATCGTGCGCTCGTGCGTGCGGCCCAGCGGCGTGGTGATCTTGTTCGTCAACCCGTAGGTGCGGCCCGGCTCGCCGCCGGTCACCCAGACGACGGCCAGCGTCGCGGTGGCCGTGGTCGAACTGATGGTGAGGCCGGTCGGAACGGACGCGCCCCACGTCGAACTGCTGATCGCCGCCTCGCCATCCCCGATGAGCAGCGCGGCCCAGTTGATGGCGTAATCCTTCACGTCGCTCGGGTCGTGCGGGTCGAGGGTGTTCTGGCTCATGTGGCAATCCAGACCCGGACCTCGGGGTCCGGCGTAAAGGTGCGCGCGTCAGGGTCCGGCGTGTACGTGCGTCGGGTGGACACCACGCCGGTAAACATGAAGCTGACGACGGGTGCGTACAGGACCGTGCCGGCGAGCGCGGGCGCGCCGTCCACCAGTTGCCCGGCGATGACCGCCGGCGCGTAGACCGTGGGGCTGGCGTCGAGGACGGGGACCGTCAACCTCACCAAGGCCAGGGTCAGCGACGGCGCCGAGACCTGCGTGGCGTCTGGTAGGAACGCGCCCACGAGGAACACGGGCGAGACGTTCAGGGTCGGCGCGGAGAGCGCGGCCGTGCTGGCCAGGGTCGGCGCCTGCAACGTCTCAAGCGGCGCGGCCATCGACGGCGCGGTGAGCGCGGCCCCGCTGGCCATCGTCTCGGTCAGCACCAGGCTGGCACTGGCCACCGTCACCACCGGCGCCAGGAGGGCCGCGCCCGTGTCCAGCGTCGCCCCGTCGAGCGTCACCGCGCCCACATCGAGCGCGGGCGGGTAGGCCAGCCCGATCCCCGTGATGATCGTCGTGCCGGTCAGCGTGGTCGCGCCAGACGCCACGGTCGGCGCCGCCAGCGTGGCCGCCGTCGCAATCGTGTCCGTGAGGTCCAGCGACGCGCCGGCGACTGCCAGACTGGGGGCCGCCAGGGCGGCGCCCGTGCCGATCGTGGACAGGTAGAGGGGCACCGCCCCGGTCGTGAGCGCAGGCGCCGTCAGCGCCGCACTGCTCGCGCGGAACGGCAGGATGAGGGTCGCCGCCGCGGGCGTGAGGACCGGCGCCGTGAGCGCGCTGCCCGCCGCGATCGTCGGCGGCTGCACCGCATCGGCGGCGGGCGTTTCGAGTTCCGCCCACGAAACGCGCCCCACCTCGTCTTCGATGACGAGTTCCAGTCGCAGGTCCGACCAGTCGCTCACCCCCGCCAATTCGTTGTCGTCAAACAGGAACTCGGCCGTCGTGAACACGTCCGGGACCGGCACCTCGACCTGCACGATCAGCGTGGTGCCCTCGTACAACCGCGCGAGGATCACCGGCACGGTGAGGGCCGGCTCGTAGACGACGCTCCCGCTGTCAATTGTGGGCGGTTCGAGCACCAACACGTCGAGGGCCGGTTCGTTCAGGACCAGGCCGCTGCCGATCGTGGGGAGAGAGAGGTCGTTGCCCGACGATGCGGGGAGTTCCGCGTAGAGTTGGCTAACTTCGACCTGCCGCCCGCTGGCCACAACGGACACGCGCAGCGCGGTCCAGTCCGTCACGGCGTTGCGCTGGTCGGTGGTCAGCGTCCAGGCGAACGTGGCGAGCGAGGCGCCCAGTGTCAGGTCGGTCGAGGCGATGAGGGTGCTGCCTTGCAGCAGACTGACGGTGCAGCCTTCCAGAGTCGGCGCCGCCACGGTGCTGCCCGCCGCGATCGTGTCGCCCAGGACGAGGGTCACGGCCGCCCCGGCCACCGTGGGCGCGTAGAGGGCCGACCCGGCGGCGACCGTGGCGCCGTCGAGAATCCCCCCGAGGCGGGGCTCCAGCAGCGTGAGGCCGGTCGGGATCGTGGGCGCGAGCAGGGTCACCGCGCCGGGCGCGACCACGGGCGCCGAGAGGACCGCCCCGGTGCTGATCGTGTCGTCTTGCGTCAGGCCGCCCGCCGCCAACCCTTCCGGCAGCTCGACGTAGACTTGGCTGACCTCGACCTGCACCCCATCGGCGACACACGACAGGCGCAGCGTGGCCCAGTTGGTGATGGCGGTGCGCTCGTCCGTGGTGAGCGTGAACGCCTGCGTGGTCAATGTGGAGGTGAGCGGCCAGTCGCGCGTGGCCCGGAGCGTCGTGCCTTCGTACAGCTCAAGCACCAACCGATGCACGATCGGCGCGGTCAGGGCCGACCAGGCGCTGATGGTCGGCGGACTGAGCGCCTGCGAGGGCGAGACGGTCGGGACCGTGAGGCTGGCGCCGCCTAGGATCGTGTCCAGACTGAGCGCCTGGTTCACCGGGCCGGTCAGCACGTGCGCGTCCCGCACATCGACCGTTGACGTCAGCGCGGGGGGCGCGAGGGTGACGGCGCCCACCGTGACGGCGCACGCCAGCAGGACTGAGGCCGTGGCAATATTGATGAGCCCGACGGCCTTGGCGATATACGCGCGCGGCGTGTTGGCGGCATTCACCGTGATCGCGGTGGAGCCGATCACGCGGAAATCGATGTAATCGCCGGCCACCAGATCTGCGGATCGCAACTGAAAGCCGAGTTCTTGTTCGGTGCAGCCCGCGCGCAGCAGGTCGTTCGCGCTGCCGCCGCTCGTGCCGTCCTCGGTACAGCCCGCGCCGCTCGTTTCAAAGCTGCCCGTGCCGGCCAACCGCTGGGTGCAGTTTGCGCCATTCGCAAACACGGCCACGGGCACCGCCCGCGCCACAGTTGAGGTGGTCGTGATGTTCGTCCACGCGCCCCCGTTGCGGCTGTACTGCCAGGTGCAGGCCAGATTCGCCACGGCCGTCACGTCCGACTCCTGCACGTTGATGCGCAGCAGCAGGTTCGTATCGAGCGGGGCCCCGGTATAGTGCGCGTTGGTCCCGGCGGGAATCCACGGGTGCGTGGACTCGGTGCCGCTATCCAGCCCGAACGCGAACTTGTCGAGGGTGAGGGCCATCAGTGCCTCTTGGCGCGGACGCGCAAGCGGATCGGACCCGCGATCGGCCGGTTGGCCCCGCGCAGCCGCAGCAGGGCGGTTTCGACGCCACTCCCCGTCGAACTGATGTCGTCCGCGTCGTCGGCGATCGTCTCATCCAGCATCGGCGCCAGCGTGCTGCCACTCGACGGCACCCAGGTGCCCGCGTCGAGATCCGCGGTGGGGCGCGCATATTGGTAGGGCAGGCTCGGCACGTCCAGCCCCAGCCACGACAGGCGCACGTAACTCGTGGTCGTGGCGGGGGTCCAGCCGAGTTGGACGACTTCGAGATCGGCGAAGTCGATCCGGCTGATGGTGTCCACCAGCTGCACCCGGGGGTAATCGCTGCTGCTGCCCCACCGCGTATCGTTGGTGCCGGTGATCTGCCCATGCCCGCCACGGTCTACAAAGATGAGGCCGTAGTCCTTCAGGGACTGGATGAAGGTCTGGCAGACCGCGTACTCGCCCGTGGCGTTGTAGGAGGCCTTGAGCCGGAACCGCGTGCCGAGCGGCGGGTGATTGGCCGTCCATGACCCCGCTTCATGCGTGGCGGGCCAGACGTACTTCGGCTCGTCGCTGGAGTTGGAATACAGGCACATCCGATGCGCGTGCGTGATCGGTAGGCCGCTGATGATTTCGTCGTACTGTACGAGGCCCGGCAGCACCTGGAGTCCCGCCGCGTCCGATGACGTCACACCCAGCGGTCGGTAGGCATTCGTCTTGGCGTCCCAGAACGAACAACTCTGACAGGCATACGTGCCGGGTTGAATGACGGTCGTGTTGCCATATGGGTAGATCGTCCCGTACTCGGGGTAGTCTGGATCGATAAAGCCCGACTGCGGGCTGGCCGTCGCGTTGTAGTACGGCTGGTAAATCTCGTAGAGATACTGGTTATCGACGTCGAAGATGAGGAGGTGGCGGTCACGGTAACTACCTGTCGAAACGAGCCACTTGGGGGCCGCAATCGTTCCGGCCAGATCCTCGGTCCAACCTGCTTCGGTAATGGATGCGGCAGGAATGGGGAACCCGCGAGTATCGTCTCCGCTCGCCCCACCGCTGTAGCCGACGTAAGCAAACACGATGGTCGGGTGGTCCCCACTCACCGTGCAGTAGGGCATCCCGTAGTTGTTGCCCCAGTCAGTCGCCAGCCCCAGGTCGAGGGCCGGATTGCCGCCGAGATCGGGCGACCCGCCCGCACAGAAGTCGATGAGAGCCGACGAGCGCACGTCCAGCGGCGCGGCCGAGACGTTGAGGTTCCACCAGTTATCGACCGGGAACAGACGGGTGGGCAGGCTATACGCGGTGCCGGCGGCAGGGCGATTGACGGCCCAGGCCATCAGCAGTACCGGGCGCGCACGCGCACAATCACGTCGCCAGCCCCGGGCGTGGCCAGGCTCGACAACGCGCAGGTGTAGGTGTCATTCGAGGGGGTCGCGCCGCTCCGAATCGCGTTGGTATCGTTCGGCACGGTCTCGTCCAGATCCGCCCACATATCCACGTTGTTGCCGGGTATCCCGGAGGGGTACGAGATCCAGTTGCCATCCGCGATGTCCAGCACCGGCAACGCGATCTGGTTCCGCGCCAGCGTGGCAGCGAGCAGCGCCGAACCCGCCGCGAGCGTGGCGCCGGTGACCGTGACGGCGCCCACGGCCAGCGTGCCCGCGAGCAGGGACGCGCCCGAGGCCAGCGTGGCCCCGGTCAGATCCTGGCCGGTGGCGGCGGGCGTCACGCCGATCTCTAGGCAGACTGGCCCCGCGTATTCGGTGCCGCCTTCGAGTGTCGCCGGGAATGCGTCAGCGTTGGTGATGTTCCATGATCCACCGGGCCGGTAGAGCAGACCGCTTGACGTAGTGTTACGGGCGCAATAAACGGTCCCACTGTGACCAGCGATGACCGCAATATAGTGCGTGCCACTGGTGAGGCTGGGCGTTACCGATGCCCCGGTTCTATCCACGAAGGCCGTATGGGTCTTCGTCTCATAGGACGTGTTCGAGACGGTGATGGCCGCGCTACCTTGCGCGATGAAATCACGATCCCCCGCCACGGCATACAGCGCGATGCGGATGCTCTGGCTCCCACTCGCTACGCGCACTTTCGCCCGCAGACCCGTCAACGCACCATCAGCGGGACAGACAAACGCGGCAACCGCATCGTTGTTCCACGCGGGGTAGGAATAGATGTCGGCATCAGTGTCGCCCGTCGTGTTCCCGAACCATTGCTCGGCCATCTACGGCTCCAGTTTTACAAGGGTCAACAAGGCTGACGGTACGCATCCCGCCCCGTTGCACGCCTGAATCGCCAGCGTATGCTGGCCCGCCGCAATCGTCCCGCACAGGGAGAGGTTGGCCGTATAGGTTGTGCCTGACGGGGTGGGCAGGCCCAGGTTGCCGGTCACCACACCGTCGATGACGCACTCAAAGTTGACGACGCCAACGCCGGAATGCGTCCACTCGATCTGCGCGGGCGTCTGTTTGGCCGACACCGCGAGCGCGACGAGCAGCGCGAAGATGACGAGGGCGAGCGCGATCAGCCAGCGTCTCATTTGACCCTCACGGCGGCGGGTGCGGGCAGCGTCGTCACCAGCGGATGCGGGTAGGTGTAGGGGGTGTAGTAACTCGTCCACGTATTCGTGGCCGTGCATTTGTACAGGGCGCCGCTGATGGGCGTGGTGGGTGAGCGCCCGATCATCCCCGTCAGGCTCGTGCAGGACTGATCCGTGACCCAGTACCCGACGCCCGTGGTGCAAGTGGCTGGACGCGCCGCGATCGTGCCACAGCCCACCCCGGAGGTGCCATCAAAGGTGGCGTACTTGTCGTTCCAGTAATCGACGTTCTCGGTGATGGTGTACTTGTTCGGGTCGTTGGTCGGCGTCACGTTGTCGGCGCAGAGATCGAAGTTCTTGTTGATCGGCCCGAAACGAGTCCCCTTGTCAAAGTTGTTCCAGACGTAGGTATTCGCAATGTGCATGACGAATGAACCATGCGTGGCGTAATACCGCTGGGTAATGTCGCAGGAGTACTCTTTGTAGGTGATGCCGTAGCCGCTGCCAGAGGTTGCCGCGTACGCGTTGTGGTGCAGGAGCGCCCACCCCCCGCGTAATTCCATCATCCACTGGCCTGTATTCACGCCATAGATGTTGTTCCCATACCACTCGCTGTTCATGTTCGAGTATGAATCTGCCTTCTTGACGGACAAGTCGCAATCGACCGCCGTTCCACAATACGTGACGCCATCAGACTTAAACATGGGCTGTAGGCCGTGCAGTTCCCACAGGTCATCCCCGGTCCCCGACTCCTTGTGCATATTCCAATCGTTGTACCGGATGACACCCTGCCCCCCGTTTCCCCCAGAGACAGCACGCGGCGAGTAGGGAAAAGCCGACGAGTACTGAATCAGGTTGCCCTCGAAATAGACTTGCTGATCGCCACCAAAGGCTTGTGTGTCTACGAGCCACTGATCGTGGTTGCCTCCATAGAGTCCAAACGGGACACGCACCCGGTCAAACGTGTTCTGCGAAATGACGCCATGCGTGCGGCCCCAGTTGTAGATCCCGCGTCCCTCCGTGTTCTTGAAGATATTGCCAACGATCACGACCGATACGTAGTTGCCACCAGTCGTATACCCGAGCGTAATAATGCCCACGTCGGATAATTGCGTCTGCGAGGCTTCGTCGGCGTCAAACGTAAACCCCTTAATCGTGAGCGTATCGTGCGCGGTTTGCGCCGCCGCGTTATAGTGCCACCACAGCATGAGCGTCTTGCCCGTGATCGTCGGATTGCCTACTCCAACTAGATTCACGCCTCGCGTGAACTCACAGTACGTCGTCCACGTCGCGTCCCCGGTGACGGTAATCGTGTCGCCCGCCGTGGCTCCCTTGATGCATCCACACAGGGATGTGTAGTCGGCGCTACTCGCCCATCGCGGACTCGCGCCTGTACACGCCGCCCACACCTCGACCGGCACCAGCACGACCAGCGCCGCCGCCATCAGCCATCGCCTCATACCGTCACCGCCTGTTCCGCCGTGGGCGTGAGCGCCGTTCCACCTACATACGGCACCACGCGACTGTAGTACGTCGCCGACGCGAGCGCCACGCCATACGTGAGGACGTTGCCCACATCGGCGTTGTACGTGTCGTAAGTGGCCGAGGTGGACGGGCGTATCTGCAGCACGTAGCTCGTCGCGCCGCCCACCGCTGACCAGACGAAGTAGGTGTACGATGCCGCCTCGGCATACCCGCGCACGCGCAGGCCGCTGTAACTATGAATCAGCGCCGCTTGCGCCTCGGAGATGCTTAGCACCGACTCGGCCACCGCCACGGGTGCCACGACCGTCCAGCTCGCCACGACACTGCTATCGTCCGCGTTCTCCAGCGACAGCGCCAGGCTGAGCGCCGCGCCCGTGCTCGGGTACAGCGCCGTTCGCACGCGCAGCTGGTGGGCGGTATGGATGAGGGGGTCCGCGATCGAACTCAGGGAGCAGAGGAACGTGCTGGCCGCCGTGGGGTCAGCCGGGGATTCAAGGTAGGTACTATCGCTGGCGTCCGTGAGCCCGGCCACCGTGCCGACCCAGGTCGCGCTCACGATCGAGTTCGGCACGGCCAGTTGCGCCATAAGGAGCTACCACATTCGCGTTGCCGCCGGCACGGTGGGCAGCCCGAGCGCCTGCGTCGGCACCGGACCACGCCACGACGCGACGGACGTATCCTCGATCGTGGGCAGGATCAGCCACTGCGTGTCGGGCCGCGCGTCGGCGGTCTGCCCGGCCAGCAACCGCACATCCATCGTCACCCGCACCGCGTCCCCGAACCGCCGCTGCGCAGCGAGCGTGAACGCCTGCAGCACATGCGCCCGCCAGCCGGGGGCGAACACCGACTCGCCTTCGACCTGAGCCGTGACGGTCCAGAGCGTCCGGCGCCGGGCCGCGTTCACCGCCTCGTCAATCTTCATCCGCCCGGCCGAGCCAAACAGCGCCGTGAAGAACCGGCCGAGCGGCACGGTCACGTCCGCCAGCGTCACCGCCGCAGACGTGACCGTTTCCACCGTGAACACCCATTCCGACCACTGCTGGTGCGCGCTGTTCGGGTTCATGTCTACACTATTTGGATAAGTCGTTTATTATCAACGACTTCAGAGTGAAAACCACCCCGACCCATTCACGGTGACATTGATGTCGCCCCCATTGGGCGTCACGGGCAGGCCGGTCACGCCCGTGTCGTACCAGGCGATGACCGCATCGCTGGTGTGGGTGTTGTTCCACAGCAGGATCGCTTCCGACACGTCGCCGGTCACCGCGGTCCAGGTGAAGTTCGCCGTGTCAAACACGCCGAGCGCGATGGTCGGCGAGGTCAGCGAGGTGACGGCCACCTTGGCCGCGTCGGCGATGCCGTTCGTGCCGGCCACGTACGTGTTGTCGGTGGCCGCGTAACTCTCGTCCGCGCCATCGATGAGCGTGGCCATGATCACGTCGGTGTTGAGGTCGTGCTCCTTGTTGAGCAGCGCCTCCTTGAAGGTCGGATAAAGGGCGTTGGCCATGTTCCGTTGACTCCAGATTCAGCGGCGCGTAGGCCGCATCAGACGAATTCCGTATCCGTGCCGACTGGACCCTTCCAGTAATGCACATCGAACGACAGAAGGCACGGCACGTTGGCGCCAACCGTCGAATCGCCGCCGATCCGCAGGTTGCCGACCATGACCATCGACGGCGCACAGGAGGCCGCCGCCAGATTGATGTCCGGCAGTTCGATAATCAGGTGCTTGCGATACTCCCCGCCAGTCAGCGTGCTCACCGTCGAGGTGAGGGTGGTCACGGCGGGAAACGTCGTGGCGCCCGCCAGGGTCAGGGACGGCTTGGCGAGGGTGTAGCACAGCTGCCAGTAGAGCAGGGCATTCGCCGCCGGGCTGCTCACGGCTGTCCAATGCACATGCGGATGTAGCGTGATCGTGGCGACGTCCAGTTCCATGTCGTGCGGGAACTGCAACGTGAAATCGACGTTATCCTCGGTGCCCTCCGCGAAGCCCCAGAGGCGCGTGGGCGCCATGAACGTATCCACGGTGGGGGCCGCCGCGCCCTGCCCCAACGCAAACGCCGGGCCGAGCGCATCGTCCCAGGACGATTTAAAGGTACGAATCTTGTCAGGCATAGACGACCCCCGTCAGCAGCAAAGGGCGGGCGAGGCGAACCCGAGGCCCGCCCCGCCCACCGCCGTCAGACTAGACGTGGCCGTAGGCCATCGCGCTCGGCTGCCGGATCTCCACCGTGTACTCGCCCACGACGAAGCCCTTCTGCGAGTCGCCCGTCAGGCCCGTGCGAACGGTCTGGAACGAACGGCCCTGGAGCGGGACCGGCACGACGCGCGAGGTCGAGAGCAGCATTACGCCCGAGGCCGTCATCCACGGCGACAGGATCACGCGCGCCTGCCCGAAGTCGCCCTGGAAGTTCTCGACCAACCGCTTCACGCTCGCGTCCGACTGATCGACCGACAGGACGCTGGCGTTCGTGCCGCTGATGGCCCGCTTCCAGGTCGCCCCGACGAGGATCAGGTCGATGTCGCGCGCGCCCGCGTTCCAGGCCTGCTGCCACAGATCGTTGACATACAGGACCGGGTTGGCCGAGAAGCTGGCCGTGACGATGGTCGAGTTGATCGCCGTCAGGCGGGATTCGAGCCCGGCCATCGTGCGGGTGACCGTCGCGGAGGCGATGGAGTTGACCACCGCACCCTTGATGATCGTCTTCTCCAGGTCGCGCATACACTCCCGCAGCCGCATCCCGGACTGGTGGGTGTACTGGTCGCCCTGGTTCGGCGCGTAGCTCATCGACAGGTCCGACCCGCTGACGATGATGTCCTTCTTGAAGATTTGCGTGACGTTGGTCACCCGGGTCGTCTTGCGGGTGACATCCTGCGTCACGTCCTCGCCTTCGAGCGCCGCGGCGCCGAGGATGCTGAGCGTGCCGCCGACCGCCAGGCTGGACACGACCCCGTTCTTGTTCCGGGCGAACAGGATGGAGTTCGCGCCGACCACGCTGGTGATCTGCACGATTTCGTCGCCCACCCCCGGCGTGCCGGATTCGAGCTTGAGCAGCATCCCGACCTGGACCAGATGGCCCAACCCGTTCACCGTCGCGCCCGTCGCCGCCGTCGCCGAGTTGACCGCCGTCGAGGCGATCAGGGTGTCAGGGCCGAGCAGTTCCTCGGTCCACTGGTGGTAGGTGCTGGTCGCAGGTCCGCCGGCCGACAGGACACTCAGGAAGGGCGTCTCTGTGGGGCCGAGCAGCACAACCAGGTCGCTGACATCCTCGCCCACGAGGGCGAAGTTGTCGTAGGTCGCCTTGCCGGTAAATGCCATAGTGGCCTCTCAGTCTGTGCCCACGTTTTGAATCGGCCCGTGAGTGTTAGCCGACCACCGGGATACCGCGCCCGGGTGCGCGCCTGGCTAGGTCGCCAGTGCTTTCAAGCTCTGCTGCGCCCGAATGAACTCGGCCACAGCCGTGTGATCGTTCGGGTTCTGCTGCACTTTGGCCTTGGCCGCCTCCACCCGCGCCTGCGCCTCGCGCTGGCTGGGCGTGCCGCTGAACGAGCTGCCGAGGGACGCGCCCCCGCGCGCCCCGGCCGACGTGCCGCTCCCGGCCGCCTTGGCCAGATGCGGTTTCGACTTCAGCAGTTCAATCACGGCCTGCTCCATGCTGGTGTCAGTTTGCACCACGCCTCCGGGTGCGTCGTACACACGCACCTGGTAGTCATCATCGAGGGCCACGCGCGGGGCCAGGCGGGCGATGATGTCCTCCGGATCGTAGGCGCCGTGCGCCAGCGCCAGGGCGCGCAGCTCCTTGTCCACGATGTGCGCCTGCATGGCGGCCCGGGCCTTCTGGGCCGAGGCTTCCGCCTTGCTGACCTTCTCGCTCGCCTGCTTCTCGCGCAGGGTCATGGCCTCGGTGTAGTTCCGTTCCCGCTCGAGGTCGGCCACTTTGCGCGACTCCAACTCAGCCTCAATCGCTTCGAGCTTGGCCCGTTCGTCTGAGGTGACCCCGCGGGCCTTGCGCTCGGCTTCGTGCCGGATCTTGGCCGCATGGGCGTTGAACTCGTCTTCGGTGTTGAAGATGCGGAACGGCGTGGCCGTCCCCCCGGATGACGCTCCGGTCGCGCCCGATTCCTCGGTTTTGTCTGCCATCGGTGTGGGCCTCCTGTGCCCGGTTACGGCGTGGACGCTTGCACCCGTTTGCGGATGTAGGCCACCCCGAAGTCGAGATCGTCATCGCTCAGGGCGAAGAACTTCCGGTCCACCCGGCCTTCGCCCATGTGATACTGCGCAATCTGGTCCTTGTCCGTGAGGGCGAACCCCACCACGACGCGCGGGTTCGTGACGGCGCTGGCCGACAGGACCGTGATGGCGTCGAGCATCTTCACCCCAGCGGAGACCCCCGTCAGGTTCACCCGGCCCCCGCCTATCAGGCCGCCGCGCTTACCCTTGGCTTTTGCATAGCCCGCGCTGTAGGGCTGGAACGTCGCACCATCGGCATCCTCGCCGCGCATCCGCGTCCGCTGAATGATGCGGAGGCGCAAGGCGTTGCCCAGGTTGCGCCACTCCTGCTCAGGCACCACCAGGTGCGACGCCAACGACTTCCCGGTGATCGTCGCCCGCATGTGCATGGCTAGTTCCCCCGCGCCTTGCGCTTCGCCGCCTTGACGCGCGCCCGTGCGGCCTCGGCCTCCTGCACGTCCTGCGCATAGGCCTCGTCGGCATACCGGCCCGTGCCCGCGAGGGCCTCCAGCGGGTCATCCGGCGGCACCGGGAGCCAGGTGTGCCGGCAGTTGTAGCCCCCGCCCGTGATTAGGGTGTTGTCGAGTTGCCCATTGTCCATCTGCTCGATGTCGGCGCGGACATAGACCTTGCCCACCCGCTCCAGGCAGAAGGGCCGCGTCAGACCGTCGATCGGCCCGCTGTACAGGAACGCCTCAGTGGCCTCGCCCGTGCTGGTGCTGGTCACCGCAATCCGGCTGAACTCGCCGAGCGCCGTGTCGTAGATGGTGCGCGCCTGCGGCAGCGACACGTCCAACTGGCTCAGCAGTTCGTTGAGCAGTTCCGCCCGGCTCTGCGCCCCCACCACGCCGCGCAGGAGCGTCTGCTCGACCTGCCGGATGACCGCGGCGGGCACATCCAGCAGCGCGGCGAGCTTCATCTCGCGGAAGGCGTCCAGGCTCTCCACCGACCAGGCCGCCGCCCGCTCCACCCGCGCCACGGTCGTCTGGCCCAGCCCTTGATACTTGCCGAGCGTCCCCATCACGGTCAGCGCCTCCTCGACCAGCCCGGCATACCCGGACTCGGCGAGGACCGCCTCAAGCTGCCCCGCCGCGGCACGGGCGATGCCCAGGTTGACGCGCGTGCTGATGACCCGCCCACCCTCGGAGAGCAACTCGTTCGTGAGCCGCACGATGCGCTCGCGCAGCAGGCGCCACACGTCGTACAGGTCAGCCTCGAACGCCGCCACCTGGCTGGTGATGGCGGCATCCAGTTGCGCGCCCTGCGCCCGAGCCTTCCGGGGGTCGATGGGCATCCGCTACGCCCTCGCCCCCGCGTCCTGTATCTGCCCGCCGTCCTTCTCGCCATCGGCCATCTGCTGACCGGGCTTCACGGGTGAGGCGGCGCTTACCAGCGCCCGGAACTCGGCCTGCTTGGTCTGCTGGTTGAGCTTGTCGGACTCCACCGTCGCCTGGTCGATTTCCGACGCCACCGTGTCCGTTGTCGCCTGGTCCAGATCGGGCAGCACAATCGGCACGGCCCTCTTGCGGGCTTCGGCGGTCGCCGTGGGGCCCAACTGCATCGTCACCACATCCCGCACATCCGCCGCCGCCTGCGCCGTATCAATCGTGGCAAACTCATCCGGGTAGTGGATCACGACCTGATCGAGCGCCTGCGCCACGCGCGCGGGGTCCGTCTCGCCCGTGGTGGCCGTGTGCCACAACGCGGCGATCTGATACTCCACGCGCTCGGCCTCGTCCGCGTACATGGCCAGTAGGCGGTTCAGGTCCATCGCCTTGAGCCGGCGGCTGTCCGCGCTCTCGGCCGCGGCGCTATCGCCTTCCCAGGGCAGCCCCGCCATGCGGTAGAGCTTGCGTTCGAGCGCCTCAATCTCCTGCTGATAGACGGCGGCGGGGCCCTCGGGCGGGGCAATGAACCCGGCTGAGCCCTTGCTCCAGAGCACCGTCTCGACGCTGGCCGCATCCCCCAGCCGGCCCCGCGCTTCCTCGACCGCCTCGTCCTGGCCCAGTTGGATATTCAGCATCGAGAAGGTCTGGCTGCGCAGGAGTTCGCGCAGTTCGCTCACGAGGTTGTAATGGTCCCGGTGCAGTTTCGGGTCACCCAGCGTCGACGCGCCAATCGAGGGCATCCCGGGCACCGGCCGGGCGCGGTGGATGACCGCCGGCACGCGCCCGAACCCATGCGCGCCAGAGTCGATCGCCTTCCCCTTGCCGTCGTAGCGCGTCCAGTCCGTCTCGGTCCAGACCACGTAGGTCAGTTCCTTCGGCGCGCCATCGCCCCCGCCGCGCAGGTCGGCGTCCGCGCTCGCCCCCGCCACCGCCAGGTCGTCGCGCGGCACCGCTTCCACGACCTTGAGCGCCCGGTAGCGCCCGCGGTCCCAGATCCAGTCCAGCACATCGAGCGGCGAGTAGACGCGCAGCACCGGCTGGCCCTGCTGGGCGCGGGTGACGGCGGGCCCGTCCGTCGTCTCGCGGTCCATCAGCACGACGACATGGCCATACACCATCGCCAGCGCCTGCTGCTGCTGCATGTGGTCCGCGATGTTCGAGTCGGCCCCGTCCACGTCCTCCCACCAGTCCTCCAGGCCGGGCACGTTTTCGGTGTTGCGTGTGATCGACTTGGCGAACAGATGCGCGATGAACGTATCGACGATCGTGCGCGCGAAGTTCTCGTAGCGCGCGAGCGACTGCCTACGGCGGTACTTGTCCTTGTAGGCCTGCACCTCCGTCGTCACCACGCCGTTGACGTCCCGCTTGTAGATAATCTCGCGGGGGTGGGCGACCAGGGCGCTCCCATCGAGGAACCCCCCATCGCCCCGGTATGCGGCCTGGAGCAGCTCCCAGGTGGGCTGCAGCGTGGCGTAGATCGGGTGGGTCAGGGTCGCCGTCGTGTCGCTGGCCATGATCGTCTCCTACACATCCACGCCGGCAAACATCCGGCCATCCACGAGGCGCTTTGAAGGCGGCCATTCACGCGCCACGCCGTACCCTAATGCATCTGACAAATGCGAGAGCGCGGGATTCGATTTCTTGTCCAGCTCGCCATTCTCGGCGAACACGACTTGCTCGAGGTCCGCGATGAGCTTCACGCACGCCGGGTCCACGCGGAACCGCACCTGGCCCGTCATGCTCTTGCAGCGGCCGTTGACGGCGGCCACGCGATCGCGCACATGCGGATTGTTGGCGCCGATGTACCACGACGCGCCCGGGAAGACTTCGCGCAGCACGGCATGGTCGCTGGGCCCCGTGGTCTTGCCTGCCCGTCCTGTCGCATCGCCGTAGAGGCGCAGGGGCCCATGCCAGCCTGCGTCACTCACCAACTGGCGGGCCCGCTCAGCAGTCGCCCGGGTGGCCTCGCCGCCCGCATGCCTAGTCTGGACTTCGCGCCATACGCGGCACTCCTCGCCCACACGCTGCCAGATCACGGCGCTGCTCGGGTCGATGTTGAAGTCCACCGACAGGCACAGCGGCACGGCCGATTCCAGTTCGACGTCGCGGACATGCTCAGCCCGAGCAAAGGCGTAGTAGGCGCGGCCCGACAGGGCTTCAAAACTGGCCTCGAACTCCTGCCGGAACGAACGCGCGTCGAGCTGTGAGCGAAACAGTTCGATGTCGGCGAGCTTCAGGTGCCCGTGCGGCTCGATGGCGTCCATGCTTTTGAACTGCCAGGACTTCCACTCGGGATGCCCGGACTGGCCCAGCGCATACAGGTCGTAGAGTTGATTGAACGACTTCGGGGTGCCGAAGAAGCAGGCCGTGCCGGCGCCCGCACCCGTGTCGAGCAGGGACGGCGCGAGCACGTCGGTCCACACGCCCGCGTCGATGTCCTGATACTCGTCCACGTTCACATGCGTGATGCCGCGCCCGCGCAGCGCATCGGCGTTCTCGGCCGACTTCAACTGGATGCGGCAGCCGTTCAGGAACTCCATTTCGAGGCGGGTTTCGTTGACCTTAGTCAGCCACTGGCCGGGGGTGAACCGCTTAAGCTCGCGCCAGCAGATGTCACGCGCGGCGTCCCAGGTGGGCGCGACATACCAGAGTAGGCCGCGCGTCGGGATGCGGGAGAGCAGCTCGGCGATGGCGAGGCGGGTCTTGCCGAAGCGGCGGCCCGAGACGAGCACGCGGAAGCGGTGCGGGTCTTTGAAGATGAGGCCCTGCAGCGGGTGGAGCGACAGGGCGGGGGTGGCGTCAGTCACCCGAGGCGTCCTCGATGACGATGCGGAGCGGCGCCAGTTCGGCGAGATTCACGTCGAGCGTCTCGCGCGGCTTGCCGTAGCGGTAGGTCCAGATGAGTTGTTCCATGTGCGGCGCGCGTCCGCTGATGACGCGGCGGCGCAAGCTCTCGCGGTAGTCCTGGTCATCGATGAACTTCTGGGCGAACTCCCGCGCATCCTGGGTCGCCTTGTTGGGCAGCCCCTTGGGACGCCCTGGTCCCGGCTTGCCCTTGAAGTTGTCACCGCGTGCCATGGGCGTTTTCTAACGAAATTGAAACTACAAAACTGCGGTCCATGAGATCCAGGAACCGCGTGGTGACGAGAAGCGCGTCCGTCGCCGGAATCACCAGCGTGAGGGTGGCTTCCCCGTCCGCGTCGAGGGTGAGCGCCTTCCGTCCGGCGGGGACGAGCGCGGCCTCGAAGGTCAGACTACTGGAGACAGCCCGGCGACGGTGCGCCATGCGTCTAGGGTAGGGGCGGGGCGGGGCGTGCGTCGTACACACGCACAGGAAGGAAGGACTTAGCGGCGTCGGGCTGGACTGGACACGACGATGTAGGGCAACTGGCGGGTGAAGATGCGGAGGCCGTCGAGGTCTTCGAAGTAGCCATCCACGGCGGCGCGGACGACATCGCAGACGCTGAGGCTGGTCATGTCGGCTTCAGCCTTGAGGCTGTTGGCCTGGGCGGAGGTCACGCGGAACAGGACGCGCTCAGACATCTGCACGTCGTACTTCAGGACGCCCATGCTAGTGCCCCTCTCCGCGCTGCCCCACGCTGCACGCGAGCGCGATGTAGAGCGCGTGGACCGACTGCCCTGCGATCGCCAATTGGCTCCGCAGATCCGCGAGTTGCTGCTGGAGCGCCTGGTGCTGTTGCGCCGTCTCCCGCAAGCGGTGCCCGCAGCCGGCCAGCAGCAGGAGCCAGCACAGGTTCGTCACAACGAGCAGGGCGAGCCACACCCACGTCATCGCCTACCTCCGCACGATGCCGCACGCGCAGTAGGCGCTCACCCGGCGGGCGGCCTCCAGTCCAACCTGTAGGGTGCGGTTTTCGTGCAACAGTTTCCGGTGCGCCGCTTCGAGCGCGTCAATCACGTCGCACGCCTTGTCGTAGGCCGCCTCGCTCTCACGCAGCCGCGCCTCCAAGTCAGCGATCTGACGCTGGGGATCGTCAGGGAACAGCGAGGTCTGCACGACGGGGCCTGCGGGCGTCAGCACCGCCGCGTGAATGATGGAGTTGACGAGGCCCGTCATGTGCGCACCTGAACGCCCGCGAGCGTCGTGTGGTAGTGCGCCACCTGGTCGGCCTTGAGCAGCCCGAGCTGCATGAGCCGCAGCATCACGGCATCGAGGCCGCCGGTGACGTGGTAGACCTGGGACGACACCAGGGCCATGCAGGACGCGCGGAACGCCGCCTGCTCGGGACGCAGCGTGCCGCCGGGGGCCTTCACCTCGACGAACAGGACGCCCAGGGCGCGCGGCAGGAAGGCGATGAGGTCGGGCAGGCCAGGCGTCTGCATCGTGCCGTGATAGTCGCCGCGGCGGCGCGTGGTGCCGAGCACGTAGACGTCGGCTCCGACGTGGCGCAGCAGCCTGACGACATGGGCCTGGATGGCGCGCTCGGGCTGGCGCCTCATGAGGCGTCCACCTTCGCGGTGCGTTGCGCGATCAGTTCACTCTGCCGGAGCAGCACGGGGTTCGTGCCTCGGCAGGAGCAGAAGCGCGTGAACACGTGCGCGTAGACCGTGTGCCCAGCCTTTCCACAGCCGCCGATGTGGCAGCGGCCGTCGCCGTCACAGAGCAGGCCGCGCACAAAGCCGGTATCCGCGCAGTCCTGGCAGAAGTAGACGCCCTGGTCGTGGTTCACGAACGCTGGCACGTCGGTCGTGACGAGCACCTGGCTGTGGGTGGCGCAGAGTTCGCGCAACGTCGCCACGCGCGGGAAGAACTTCCCCTCGCGCCGCGCCTTCTCGATGGCCGCGAGGACGGCCTGGAGCGGGTAGGTGTCCAGGTCGCCGAAGTAGGTCGCCGCCAGGTCGGTCGGCAGCGCCTTGCTGTAGGCCATCGCCGTGCGATCGAGCGCCGTCTTGAACGTGGCGAAGTCCGCCTGCGTCATCGTCGCCCCCGCACCGCGGCGCGTTCGGCGCGCTGGCGTTCCACGGCCGCCCAGCCTTCCTCGACGGTGAATGTGGAGGCGGGTTCGGCCGTGACCGCGCGGGGCCGCCGATCGTCGTACTTGCCCTCCGCCACTTTCAGCGCATTGGCGTCGTTCGCAATCAGCCAGTCGAACGTCGCCACCCATCCGCGGTCGTTCTGTCCGCGGCAGAACGCCGACGATTCGATGCGGGCGATGACGTCTCGCCACCAATCGAAGGGATGTTCGCGTAAGCGCAATCGGCTTTTCGCCAAGCGCGAATCGCTCATGTCGAGGCAGCGTGGGATCGGAGGCGTCGTGCCGGTGTTCCAGAGACCCTGTAATTGTCCAGGCCGTGGGGCCGGCACCGCAGGTGCCAGGGGCGCGGCGTCATGCGCCCCTTCCCCCTCTCCAGAGTCCAGTACTCCAGAGTCAAGTACTCCAGAGTCCACCCGGCACGTACCGGCAATTTCCGGCTCGCCGTGTTTTTTCTGGGTACTGTCAAAATAGGCCGGAATCTTCGATTCTGGTTCTTTGGGGTGGCTGTGCTGGTGTTTCTCAAAAGTGCGCACCCAGAGATACGCTTTTCCTTCTACTCGGTAGCGGATGACGAGATTCGCGTGGTGCAGCTCCGTCAGGATCGCGACGACATCCGCCTTCCGATCGAAGCCGAGCAGCCGTAGCTTCAGGCGTTCCGGTTCATCAGCCAGCCGCCCACGCTTGTCGGCTTGGGTGAGTAGGCCAACGAACAGCCAGCGCGCCAGTGGCGATAGGGCGCCCAGATCAGGGTCGTCGAACATCTCGGGCTTGATGGTCCGAATGCGCGCCATTACGCCGTCCTCCGTGTCCTGACCACCTTGAGCGCTGGGGGCGTCTTCGGGCGCAGCTTCCGCGCCTTGACCACTGGCTCGACGGCCGGCGCGATCGGCCCGCGTAGGCCCGGTGAGACGTAGCCACAGACCTGGCAGCGCAGCGCCAGGCGTCCCGGTTCGTACTGCCGGATGAAGTCGTGCTCGAACAGCCAGCAGCGAAGGCTCATGCCATCCTCCCGCGCGGGGCGCTGACCGTGAGCAGGAGGGACGGCACCCAGGCCACGCGCGCGGACGACCAGTACTCCACGGTCGGCCCCACGACGCGATACCGGCGATGGTGCCAGACGAAGAACGTCCACCCGTCCGGGACGACGAGCTTCTCGCGGCCGGCGTAGATCGTCCTGATCATCGCCTCTCCCTCTCTTGCCACGCCTCCAAGGCGGCGCGGTCTAAGTCAACGACCACACGCCCAGGCATTCCGATCATGCCTTGCACATCTTCCGCCCCGTCCAGCACCGCACGGGCAGCGGCGAGGTCCAGCGCGGCCAGGTTGTACGCCTTCTCCATCGTGACGAACGCCTCCCGCAGATGGGCGTTCTCGATGCGCTCGGACTCCACCTCGTCCAGCAGGGCGGTGTATTCTCGATGTGCAAAATGCTGTGGCCCGAGACGATCAACCCACTCTCGCAGGGTCATCTCACGCTGTGTTTCGTTGCTCATAGCTTCACCGCCTCGCGCAACAAGGGGAGGGAAGGGGTATCGGTCATTGGCCGTCCTCCCATGCTTCGTGTATCCGCTTGCCGAACGCATCCCAGAACGTCACCGGGGCGTCCTTGCAGCCCGAGCTACACCGCTCGCAGTAGATGTGAGCAAGCACGGCATTGGGCGGGTCGGCTGGCCGGAACTCGTCTCCGTCGTCACGATACCCGTTCGACGCCTTGCGCCCGCAGCCGGGGCAGTAGATATGGATGCGGCCAGGGCGCAGCTTCGAGAAGCCCACATAGGGAAGCGCCTCGCGCAGCACGGGGAGGTTGTCAGTCATGTTGCCCCTCCGTATGCGACCACGCCGCGCAAGCGAAGTCCTCGCGCACGTGGGCGCCAAAATAGGCGCAGTAGCCCTGCCCGTCGCCGTCACCGCACTCGTCCCACTTGTCACAGCGTCGGCACACCCGCCCCCGCACCTCCGCGAGCGCGGCCTCGGCCTGTTGCAGCCGGAACTGTCGGCCGTTCGATTCGTGTGTCAACCGCAGGTTCTCTCCGCGCAATTCCCGCACCGCAGCGGCGAGGGTGCAGATATGGAAGTAGCGGGGATCTCTCTGCCCGGTGTAGTGGTCTACCCACGCCAGCGCCGCCGCCAGCGCGGGGAGGGAAATGTCAGCCATTGGGTTGCTCCTTCGGCTTCGTGGTGTAACTGATGGCGACGTGCCGAGAGATATAGAACTCGCGCTCGCACCATCCGCACGCCATCTCGCCGTCGCCCTCATAACCGGGTCCAAGATCGATCTCCCACGCATCGCGTTGGGCCTTGCCACAGTAAGGGCAGATCGGATCGTCGGTGTACGAAGTGTCCACCGACACGCGCAGCGCGGGGAGGGAAGGGGTGTCGGTCATCACCAACGCTCCAGTTCATCGTGGTAGGCTTGCTCGGCTGCTTCTTCGGCGGCTCCGCGATAGTCGCGGTGAAGTTCCCGACGCTCTTGGTCGGCTTGCTTTCGCGTGATCACGCCTTCGGCTTCGCGCCGGTCGATGTCGTCTTCTTCGCGTTCCATCTGGCTCTGCAGGCTCATAGCGTAGGCTCCTTCGCGGCCTCTAGTGCCGCCGTGAGAACGTCGATGTCCTCTGATCCCATCATCGCGGGGCTGTCGAGCGCGGTGACGATGGCGAGACGCAGCGCGAGGTTATGCCCCCGCAGCTCCGCGAGCGCGGCCTCACGCGCCTTCAGCGTTTGCTGAAGCGCGGCAATATGGTGTAGGGCGCCCTCTACGGTTTCGGCGTTCAGCGCCTTCAACAACCGCTCGTTGTCTCCGCAGAACCTAGAGCAGTCGGAGTTCGCCTCCGCGAGCGCGGCCTCGGCCTTGGCCGCTCGGTCTTCCTGTTCCAGCGAGTTTTCTAGCGACAACCGCTGGTGATAGTCCAAATACTTGACCTTGGACTGTAATTCGCGCACCGCAGCCGCGAGGGTGACGATGGTATCGCTGGCCCCGCAAGGGTTCTCCCGCACGTCAGTCACGCCATCAGACACTCCGTCGGCCCACGCCAGCGCCGCCGCCAACTGTTCGGAAACTCCGAATAGTTCGTCCGGCGCAGACGCCTCGCGTCCCTGAGCGAGCAGATGCCACACCCGGCACGCGGGACACACGCCGGGATCATCCGGCCCCATGCCCCCACAGGTGCAGCACGCATTCACCGCTCGGCGCAGCGCGTCAGGGGCGTCGGGCGGCGTCACGCGCCGCGCATACTCGCAGGACAGCAGGTGCGCCCCGACCAACCCACAGTGCGGGCAAACCGACGCAGTCTGGCTCATACGCCCTCCAGACTCGGACAGTCAATGATGGACCGCACGATGTCCGCGCACTGGCGGCGCGTCACGTCACTCGCGGCGTAACTCGCGTCCCTCGCGGCACGCGCGGCGGCACTCGCGGCCCACGCGGCGTCACTCGCGGCGGCACTCGCGGCCCACGCGGCGTCCCACGCGGCCCACGCGGCGTCACTCGCGGCCCTCGCGGCGGCCCTCGCGGCGGCCCTCGCGGCGGCCCTCGCGGCGGCCCTCGCGGCGTCACTCGCGGCCCACGCGGCGGCCCTCGCGGCGGCCCTCGCGGCGTAACTCGCGGCGTAACTCGCGTCCCTCGCGGCGTACCTCGCGGCGGCCCACGCGGCGTCACTCGCGGCGGCCCACGCGGCCCACGCGGCGTCACTCGCGGCCCACGCGGCGTCACTCGCGGCGCAGGCGGCTCGATTGGCCGCCTCGGTCGGATCAAGCGCCCACGCCTCCGCCGCGAGGATCGCCGCCTCGGGCCTGCCGTCATCGGGATACCGCGCTTGCCACGCCGGGAGCGCCAACCGCGCACACCCGCACGCCACCAGCACCAACCGCCGATGCAGATCCCCGCCGGTAGGCCCAGGCTTGCTCCCCACCAGCCACAGCAGCCATTCGCCGCGCTCGCACGCCGCCCACGCCGTCGCTAAGTCCGGCTGCGTCCGCGCCCACGCCACCGCGTCCCCGCACGCCCCCAGCCGCACTAGCGCGTCAGACCAATGGGTCATACGCCCGCCTCGCTTCTGCGCGCCATCATCGCCATCGCCATCGCCCAGAGGCCCGCCGGCACGCCGACCACGAGGCCCACGAGGAATCCGAAAAGGAAGGTCATCGCGTCTCCTTTGCGGCCAGCGCGTAGACCCAGACGCCGCCGCCGACCTGCTCGCTGGTGATGGCGTGGCCCTCCCGGCGCAGTTCCAGTAGGCGCGCGCCGTAGCGAAAGGCGATGCCGTTGAGTTCGTGATTCGTCGCCGGGCCCGCTTGGAGCCGCGCGAGGATGCGCGCCTTCGCGCTCTCGAGCCGCTGCGCTTCCGAGGCGAGCTCGGCCTGGTGCGCGGCGTAGGGCGTGCCGGGCTCGCGGCACGGCTCCGGGTTCACCCGATCGAAGAGCGTCGCCTGATTCACGCCGCCCTCCCTCCGGGCCGTCCCGCCTGCTCGGCCAGCATCGTCGCCATGCGGTCGGCCGTGGCGAACTGCTGCGTCAGTTGCCGGTCGCTGTCCTCCAGCGCCATCCGCAGCCGGCGGATCTCGGCCCGGCTGCCGTCCCGCCACCGCAACGAGAGGCCGAGAGCGAGCCCCGCGCACCAGCCGATGAGGCACCAGACGCCCGCCCACACGATCGTCGCGTCGGCCACGCCGCGCAGCGGGTCAGTCATCGGTTCGCTCCAGTTCGTCGATCCGGTCGTGCGGGTCCATCGGCCCTGGGGCGGGGCCGTAGTCGGGGGTCACGCAGGTGTGCTTCCAGAGGTGGCCGGTCGAGGCGACGACGGCGATCTCCTTGCCGCAGTATTCACAGGTGGCGCGCAGGCGGCGCCGCGGCTCGCGCACCGCGATCGGGTCGGGGACCAGCCAGGCGAGCAGGCGGCTCAGGAGGCTCATGCCCACACCTCCGCGTCCATGAGCTGGTCCTGATCCTCCCGCTTGGCCGCGAGGCGTTCCGCGCGGATCGCCTTAGCCTGGGCCAGTCGCCGCTCGGCCTCGCCGTCCCAATCCACGGCGAGCGCGAGCTCGGTGCGCTGGTAGGTGCCGCGATCCGTCCAGCCCATCTCGAAATCCTGCCGGTTGATCGTCTGCATCATGCGGTAGGCGTCGTGGCGCGTCATACGGCCCCCTGTGGCCCCGCTTCGAGCGCGGTGCAGAGGTCGTCGTAGTGGGCGCGGGCGATGTCCTTGCTGTGCTCGTAGCCCCGCGAGGCGAGGAACTCGCGCAGGCTGTCCTTGGTCCAGCCCGCCTTCATCGACAGGGCGAACAGCCGCTTCTGCTGCGGCTCGCTGATGCGCGGCCAGGACGCGGGCGCCGCCGGCTTCGCCTGCCGGTCGGCCAGCGCCGTCGCCTGCCGGTCCTCGTCGTCCAGGTTGCCGAAGGGGTCGTCGGGTTCGTCGCCGGCTTCGCGGGACGGTGGCTGGTGGGCAGGCGTGGTCGGGCGCGTGGCCGTGTGCGCCCCGTTCCGGCCCTCGCCCGCGTTGCCGTCGTCGTCAATCTGCGGCACGCCAGCCATCGCCGCGAGCGCGTAGCGTCGAAGGTAGGTGATGACGCTGCCCACGGCCTGGGGCCCCAAATCCTTCGGGTTGGCATGGAGCGTCGAGCGCACCCACTGGCCGCTGGCGTGTAGGAGCAGCGTGGCCACCGCCACCGCCCCCGCCTCCATGATCGGCATCTGCACCACCGACAGCCCATTGGCCGTCAGCGGCTTGCGGCACGCCGTCCAGACGGACGCCAAGTCGGCGTAGTCGGACTTGAAGAACGGGTTGGCGCTGTCCTTCTTGGCGCCGACGATCTCGGCCTGCGCCTTGGCGAGCGCGGTGCCGAGTTGGTCGAGCTGGTCGCTGTGTGCGATAATCACGGCGTCGGGCATATCGGGTTCCTTTCCTGTGCCTGACTGGCCCGGTTGCCGCCGGGCCGTTTTCGTCTATAACGCGGGCGAAGACGGACGGCCGAGAACACCTCGGTCTTCATTCCCAGCTTCCTCCAGAGGTCCAGAGCGAAGCCTTGCGTTGAGTGCCTGATGTCCGCCTCCGCCCGCGAGTTCGATGGCGAGCGCGTCGATGACCGGATACATGGTGGCGATGAGCGCGCGGCAGTCCGCGATAAGCTGCGAGGCCAGGTCGGGGGTCATGCGGCCTTCCGCTTCCGCTTCGGCACCCGCGCCCAGCGAATAATGGAGGCGCGGCGGGCGGCCTCGCGGCGTTGCGCTGGCGTCAGATTGCGCGCCCGCGCTTGACCTCCGAGCTTCCCGGCGTCTTTGGTGTCCATATGGCTACGGATAATCTATGGCATACCGCTACGGATGTCAAGGGGTGTCTACTGATTTATTTTCACGCGCCCGCGAGACAGACCGACTCTATCCCCACCATCTGTACGGGATG